AGCGGTCCGAGCCTGAGCGAGGGCCCGCGCGAGCGCGAGCTCGTTGGCGTCGGTCTCGTAGGACACCTTGAGCCGGTCGAGCTCAGCCTTGATGTCCTTGGCCTTCATCGTCCGCTGGATATCGGTCGCCGCTTCGTCGAGCGAGGACTGAAGCCCGTGCTCGAGCGCGATCTTCATCAGGTCGGCCGCGCTCGCCCCCTGCGGATATTTGACCTTGGCGTCATCGAGGACCTTGCGCATGTCGTCGATGAGCATCCCCTCGAATTCGGTGCCGGTGGTCCCGGAACGGGTCTGCCCCGTCGGCAGCCGGTCGGCGACGAATTCCGTGCGCTCCTCGAGGTCGCCGCGCGCCGCCATCGCGGTCACGTCGTCATCCCCGATGCCGAGCTTCTTCTTCGCCTCGGCGTCGAGCACCGCGCCAGCGCGGAGCGTGAACGGCTTGTCCTTCGTGCCGCCGACGAGATCGTGCGTGGCGACGATGATTTGACCCTGCTTGGCCATGGTGTCTGTCCTCTCTTTGCAAAATTCCTCGCGGGCGCCGATCGCCGATGTCCAATGGCCCGGTGCCCGTGATGAGGCTGTCGATCCGACCGGCTAGCGGACCGTGACCCCCATGGAGGCATCGACCCGGCGCGGAGCGAGGATCGGGGCCGACTGCGTCATGACGAACTCGCCGGCCGGATCCTCCTGAATCCAGGTCTTCGGGAAGTACCGCGCGGCTCCGAAGTCGTTCCTCGGATCGAGGATCGCCCCGAACAGCTGGCCACCCTCGATGCCGCCCTGGCTGCCGATGATCACGGTGTAGTCCGGAATGAGCTTCTGGATCGCGCCGGCGTCGTCCTCGTAGACGTCGTTGTAGACGTAGAATTCGACGTTGCCGATCGTACCCTTGTAGACCGGCGAGCCGGGCAGGTTGGCGGTCAGGCCGAGGTTGATCGCCGCGGTCTGGCCGAGATCTCGCTTCAAAGCGCGCTCGGTCTTGGAATCGGCGGCGAAATAGCCCCAGGCCAGACGGTCCATCACGACGATGTTGGCGCCGGCGCCCGAAGCGCTGGCGACCTCGTCGATCCAGCCCTCGACGTCAGTGAACGGCGAAACGCCCGTCTCGCCCCAGCGCGCCGTCGTCAGCAGCGTCTTGGTGAGGGAGCCGGTCCGGTTGAAGCTTACCGTGACCGACGGATAGTCGTCGCCCGCGATCGTCACCGCGCCCGTGCGAAGGATCGAGCTCGCCATCCACTCGAGGCGGCGCTCGATCCGCTGACGCTGCTGGAAGAGATAGTCCAGCACGATCCGGTCGTAGCGGTCGGCGTTGGTAAGCGAGCCGCCGGGAGACTCGCCGGGCAGGCGGGTCAGCACCTCGCGGCCCGTGACCTGGTTCTTCGGCTTCACATAGGCCGGAACCAGCGCCTCGGTCTGGAAGCCCTTGGGCTGCTGGACCTTGCCGGGGGCGTAGGGCGAGACGAAGGGCGCCAGGCGCCGATCGGGGATCACCCGGTCGAACTTCACCTCGGCCGTCTCGAACTCGAAGACGGTGGGGAAGAAGGCCCGGAGCAGGAAGTTGCCGGGAATGAACAGAGACTCCACCATCGGCAGCATCTCTTCGGTCGTGTAGCGCTCGGCCATGTCGATTACCTCCAAACGAAACGGCGGCCCCCGGCCGAAGCCTGGCGCCGCCGCCGCCCCCGCTCGGGGGCTTGGTTTCTTTCCGTGCCGCCGTCCGGCGGCGCTTAGTCGTCGATCTTGATGCCCTTGCCGCGAAGCCCCTCGCGAATGCTGGCCACGCTATGGCCGGCACCGAGGGTAAGCGCGGTGGCGACCACCGTCGCCGTCTCGTAGGCGATGCCCTCGCGATCTCCGCCGGTGGCATCGACGGCATGCGAGAGAACGAGGTCGGGCGTCTCCGAGCCATCGCTCGCCGCCGCAACCGACAGCTTGTACTTCCCGCTCGCCGTGATCTTCCCGATCACCGCGCCCGCCGGATAGCTGGCGCCGGTCAGCAGGGTGACCTTGCGTGTCGTGACGTCGTCGCTGTTCGCGAGCAAATTCCTGTTCGCGTAGATGGCGCCCTGAACGAAGCCGGCGCGGTCGTAGATGTCGTCGGCCATGGTAGGCCCTCCTCTTCAGTTTGGGCCGACCGGCCCATGGATGAATTGTGGATCAGCCGTTAGCGGGCAACGCGGGATGCTTGCCGCGCAACCTCTGCACCGCGGCGACCCCCCGATTCGAATTCTGATCGACCCGCAACGGGCCGTTATGGCCGATGTTCTGGGCATCGCTCTCCTCGGCGAGCTTGTCGAGGATCTTGGCGCGAGCGGCGTCGATCGACGTGCCGTCGTTGACCAGAGTGTCCGCGAACTCCGCCGGCAGGCGGGCACGGGCGACGGCAGTGCGAATGCCCGCGGCCCGGGACCGTTCCGTGGTCACCGCCTCCGTCGCCGCAGCCTGCACGTCCTGAACCGTCAGCGGCTTCGGCTCGTCTGCGAGGGTTTTGGCGGCGACGATGAGCGGCTGCGAAGCGGCGAGGGCGCCGGTCGGGGGCAGGGCGTCCAGGGCGTCCAGGGCCACGGCGGACGCGGCGATCCTGTCGATCTCGTCCTGGGTGCCCCCATCCTTCTGAAACTTGGCGATGGCGGCAACCAGCGCCGCGCGGGTCTTGTAGAGGTCCATGATGGCTTCCTTCGTTTGAGGCGCGGGCACGGCCGCCCTGTTCGGGCCCATCGCCATGGCGGAGATGAGCGGGCTATCGGGGACCTTGCGGAACCCGAAGGCTTTGACGTTCCACGCGGCCATCTGCAGGGCCGGCGCGATTTCGGTTACGAAGCCCCGGTCGAGGGCCTCCTCGGCGGTCATCCAGGTCTCCGCGTCGAGCATCGGGATCAGCGCGTCGGCGTCCAGCCCCGTTTGCCCGGAATAGATTCCGACCAGCTGGTCGCGGACCCGGTCGAGCTTGTCCGCCGCGCGCCTGAGCTCCGCGGCGTCGCCGCAGGCGCAGTCCCAGGGGTTGTGGATCATCATCATCGCGTTGTCGGCGATGATGATGCTGTCGCCGGCCATCGCGATCACCGACGCCATCGAAGCGGCCAGGCCATCGATGTGGACGGTGACCTTGCGGCCCTTCGCCCGCTCGCCGGTGATCGTGTTGTAGATCGCCAGGCCCTCCATGACGTACCCGCCGGGGCTGTTGATCCGGATGTCCAGATCGTCGTCGCCCTCGGTGATCATCGGACGAAGCGTGCGGGCGTCGAGACCGTCCCAGTCATCGCCGACGATTCCGTAGATCAAGACCTCAGTCATTCTACTTCCTTTCGGTGCCGGCACCCGGCTGCGGCGAGGGGTTGCCGACCGCCGTTACTCGCCGGGGGTCGCTGTCGAGGATGATCTCAGCAGCATCCAGCGCTTCGTTGTCCGCCTTCCGCTCAGCGAAATGCTTGTCCGGATCGATGCCGCGTTCACGGATCGCCTCGCTGAGGTTCATTTGCCCGGAGCGAATCGCATCTCGGATCGCCGGGACTTCGCTTGCCGGGTCGGTCATCTCGAAGGACGGCGGGGTCCATTCGAATGTAACCCCAGAAACATCTTCGCCCATGATCTCCGCCGCCTCGAGAAACCACTTGGCCGGGCCCGCGCAGAGCTGCGGGATGAAGGTCGCCCATTGGATTGTCGCTACCGACCGCTTGAACGCCAGCCTTCCGAGACGGCCGGAAATGAAGCTGACGTTCGACAGATCTCCGGTCAGCAGCTCGTAGGGCATTCCCCTCAGCCCGGCGCTCACCGCCCTGAGGCTGACCTTGGAGAAGTCGGCATAGCCCTCCACCGCCGGAGGGCTCGCGAATTTCACGTCGCGCCCAGGCGGCAGATGCTCGATGATGCCCGGCTCGAGCGCTTCGATCATGTCCCCGTCGCCCCCGACCGGAGAGGTAGGCGTCGCCGGGGCGTCGCCGATCTCTCCCTCGGAATCCGTCGTGAACACCGAAAAGCAGGAGGCGATCTTTTCCCGCATCAGTCGGGCGTCTTCGAAGTCTGCGAAGTCCTTCATCCTGAGGATGACCGGAGCCAACCAAGGCACCCCGTGCTGCTGCTCCGGACGGTCCGCCACGAAGCAGTGGATCACGTCCTCGGCCGGTACGGCTTTGGTCTCGTACGAGAAGCTTCGCAACTCCCCGGGATGACCCGCGCGCATCCAATATTGCTTCCGGCGGCCGCTCGCGTCGAACTCGATCCCGTTGACCAGATGATTCTCCGCGCCCTCCAGGCGCCCGTCCTTGGTCATGTCGATATAGTCGGGCTCGAGGACCTGCATCTGGAAAGGCAGGGGCAATCCTTCGTTCAGCCGCCGCCACCGGCGACGCATCAGCACGGCTCCGCTCTCCACGATGGCGCCCGCTGCTTGAAGCTGCAGGCCGT